GATCCAACCAATCCCCTATGTCCTGCGACATATACCTTCTTAAATTTATCCATAATTAATTTCACTCAACATTAACACGCACAACATCAAGAATAGGTAGAGGGAATATTAGAGTCTTTCCATTAAACTTCTTATTATTGATAAAGAATTGCTTAAAGTGCCAAGGAAGAATAACAAATACGTCATATTGTTCAAGCAACTCATCTTCATCCCTAATTGGGATCAATGTTCCTGGAGTATAACATCCGTGCTTATCAGGATTAACATCTCCAATATACTTTATTCTGTCAGATACTTCAGTCCATGTTTGAAGCAAAACATTTCCCTTAGTGCTTGCACCCAAAGCCATTGGAGTACATTCAGGTGCAAGTGATTCCTTAAGAAAATCTAGTAATTCATTTTCTCTAAGTTTGATTTCATTCGCAAAGTTTTGCCAAGGAACTAGTGTTTGAAGTCCCTGTCTTTTTTCTTGGTGTAAGATTTCATTTATTCTATCAGTACACTCTGATCTTTGCGAATCTTGTCTAGCAACTGATAAAGAAATACTTCCACCATTTACATCATTAAATTCAAAGTCAACAATCTTAAGTCCAGAGACTTCCATAATAAACTTAAGTTGAGTCATTGCATAATATGAAAGATGCTCGTGGCATACTGTATCAAAAGAGTTTGCTTTAAGCATCAGTCCAATATAACTTTGCTCCAAAACCCAAATTCCTTCTTTGGATAAGATTTGTGATACTTCTCTGGCAAAGGTACAAGGATCTTCTAGGTCATAGAACATAGAAAATGATGTTACAATCTTTGCCTTTCTATTTCCATATTTTTCTTTAAAAATTTTCTTGGAGAAGAAGTCTGCAACATAATCAACTCCAGATGGGATAAATTCAGAAAACTTTTCCGAAGTAGGATCGATAATAAGTCTATTATAATCATCTTCAAAGAACCCTAAGAAAGTTCCATCATTACCAGCAATATCAACAATAATATCATCAGGTTTAAGATCTACTTGTCTCTTAATCTTATGTGCTTTTCCCTGTAAATGTTTCACCATACTGGAATTTAATCCAGAACGATATCCATAATTATCTCCATACATTGTAGGAAGATCAAATGTATGCTCAAGTTGAACATGACCACACCCACCATGTTCTACACTACACTTTACCAAGCGAAGTGGACCCTTGGGCACATTTTCTGCTGCGCCTTCTTCGTCTGGAAAGACACCCGAAATGTGTTGATCACCCAGATCTAAAACTACATCGTAGTGAACATTTCCACAAACACGGCACTTTTCAATTTTACGAAACATATCAGTTGTCATTTGTACACATATCCTCAACTAGTTGACTAAATGAAATTTTTGGTTCCCAACCTAATACTTCTTTTGCCTTAGTCGCGTCTCCAAGTAACGTTTCGACTTCAGCAGGACGGTAATATTTAGGATCTACGGCAACAATAGTTTTCTTTGTATTTTTATCCATAGCAATTTCATCTTCACCATTACTATACCATTCAAGTTCAAATCCAAAGTATGGTGCTGCTCTTTCGACAAACTCACGAACAGAATACTGTTTACCAGTAGCAATCACATAATCATCAGGTTCATCTTGCTGTAGCATCATCCACATAGCACGAACATAATCTTTGGCATGACCCCAATCACGTTTGGCATCAAGATTACCCAGATAAAGAACTTTTTGATTTCCTTCAGAAATTGCCTTCAAACCACGGACAATTTTACTGGTCACAAAAGTCTCACCACGACGTGGAGATTCGTGATTAAACAGAATACCAGAACTACAATGCATTCCGTATGCTTCCCGATAGTTCTTGATAATCCAGTATGCATACAGCTTTGCTACACCATATGGAGAACGTGGATAAAAAGGAGTCGTCTCTTTCTGAGGGGTTTCTTGGACAAGTCCATATAATTCACTAGTGGATGCTTGATAGATACGAACCTTATCTTCCATACCCAAAAGACGAACTGCTTCCAGAACGCGAAGAGTTCCAAGAGCATCAGTTTGTGCAGTATACTCAGGCATCTCAAATGAAACTTTTACATGACTTTGAGCACCTAGATTATAAATTTCATCTGGTTGAACGTGTTGAATTACTCTAACAACATTTGTAGAGTCAGTCAAATCACCATAGTGCAGATGAATACGTTTATAAATGTGGTCTATACGATGAGTATTAATCATGGAAGAACGCCGTACAATACCATGAACTTCATACCCCTTTTCAAGGAGAAGTTCTGCAAGGTATGAACCATCCTGTCCAGTAATACCTGTAATCAGAGCAACTTTCATATAAGGATTATTTTTTTCTATACTAACAAAGAAATCATAGCGTGTCAATTCCTTCCGTAGGCATCATCAATTCTAACAATATCATCTTCTTCAAGATAAGATCCACTCTGCACTTCTATGATCTGAAGTGGAATACATCCTGGATTAGACAATCTATGCTTCACTCCCATTGGAATATATGTACTCTCACATTCACCCATCAGAAACTCTTTATCGCCATTTCTAATTAATGCCGTGCCACTAGTAACTACCCAGTGTTCAGATCTATGGTGATGATACTGATACGATATACTTTGTCCTGGATTGACAATTATTTTTTTAACCTTAAACCTCTCACCAGAATCAATTACTTCATATGATCCCCAAGGTCTTTCTGATTTTTCCATACACATATGATTAGATAATATATGTATAAAAAAAGGAGGGACGAATCCCTCCTTCTTAAGGTCTTTACATGCACGCCACTTGCTCTTTAACTAGAAGCAAGAAACTAGGCGGGAGTTTCCTCCATCCGCACCACTTGCTCTTAGGAAAAGCAAGAAACCGATCATCCAAGATCAATTTTTCTACGGAGTTTAGCAATCAGTTCATCCACTTTTGCTTCAAGTGCAGCAACTCTTTCAGAATCACCACCACCATCACATTTAGAATGTGCCTTAGCTTCAAGTGCCTGGAGTCTAGATTCGACTTCTACATCGTATTTTGACATCGCTGCACCTGTTGCTGATCTTGCTGCTTGTCCTTTAGTTGCCATTTTCTTGTTGTTTATTTACTCTGATTTATTTAGTTTTTAGAGGGTCTAATGACTCCACCACCTAGTTTTAAGAACTAGGAAACTTCGGGATTGAAGGGGATCCTTCACCGACCAGGGTTTTTAAAGTCTCTCCATGACTTTTTTGATAGGATTTTTTACAGCAAAATGAAGAGATTCATCAATTTCTTTCTCCCAGACATATGTCGAATGAGTTTCATCGAGATTAATATCTGTTCCATAATATGTTACATGGAAGACAGCATTGACTGTGTGAACATTATCTTTTTTGAATATTGTTTCCTCAACAGAAATAAAATCTCTGAAAGTAACATCAACACCAATTTCTTCCTTAGCCTTACGCAGTACTGCTTGCTCAAGAGTTTCGTTTTTAAAAACTCTGCCTCCAGGCAACCACCACTGACCCTTTGCTGGAGACTGAGTTCTTTTAATCAGAAGAAATTCATTCCTCCAATTAGTAACAACCATATCTACACAAAGGGTGGGAATTACTTCTCTAATTTTGTTGTATAAATCTTTTTCAATCAACATGCCGACTAACTACGTCTTTACGGTAAGCAGGAACATTTTCTGGATCTAACCAGCAAGTATAATCATGATCTTCCATGGCAGTCATCAACTGCATTTCATTATCACAAAGATACATGTCCCTGTATCGACCCGTGTAAGAGTCTACTTTTTGAATACGACAATCTGGCATACCATTGGTTTCCAGTTTGCCAACTTGAACATAACGATAAGGAAACCGCTCAAGAAGAACGGTTGGTTTCACAGAAACTTTCATCAAGCGACCTCAACAGACTCCAGATCACTGAAGACATGCTCCATGAGCATTTCATAATCATCCATAGGATCACCAGAAAAGACTACGCCATTATTTTCATAATACCGACGAACCTTTTTGAAAAGTTTCGGATTCTTTACATCAAGGAAAATTTCGCCATTTGCTGCAGCACGAAGAGTGCTGATGTCTTTCTTGAACTTAGAAGTGATAGTCATTTTTTCGAATGTTGACCTTAGTATTATAAGGGTTTGACTCCGTGGAGTCAAGTGGGGGATGAGGGGATCGAACCCACCTTAGCCGAATTATGAGTTCGGTGCATTCACCAGATTGCTAATCCCCCTGGTAGGACTGCTGGGAGTTGAACCCAGGTCACACCGTTATAAGCAGTGGGCCTTAACCGTTAGGCGACAGTCCCTCAGGATCCTTCTGAGTGGTCAGTGTATAAGCGTATGAGTTCTTCATCCGCTGGTGTCATTATAGCAGTATTTTTTCCGTTTGTAACCCCTATACTTTCTCCCTCTTCAACTCTTTTAATCAACTCGTCCCAGTTCTCTTGCCAGTGTTCCACAGAGTAAATTTTCATCGTTGTCATATTTATAAATCGGGATGATAGGATTCGAACCTACGGCCACTCGCTCCCAAAGCGAGTGCTCTACCAAACTGAGCTACATCCCGTAGCGGTAGGTTCCTGTCGCCGCCAGTTCTGAACCCACCAGAAGGGAACTGCCGCAGTTGATCTCTCAACTTTTATAATATACCACTATCAATTAAACCTGTCAAGCATATTCATCTTCATCTTCATAAAGTGGACAAGGTTCTTCAAACAACAATGCCATTCTTAACTCTTTAATCTTTTCTTGTAACTCGTTGAAGTCTTCCTCTGTCATTTTTCTTTGAATAGATCTTCTACTTGTTTTCGAGTATTATTCATTTTTTGTTGTTCTCTTTCAGGATGCTTGTAACCATGCTTACCATGAAATATGGCATGACCTTGACAGAACATAGTCACACCAAATATCAGGGCAAGGATAATCCCTATCCATTCAATTATAAGTGTATATTGATCCATGGCAGTAATGGAGGAATCACTCCAATAAGTCTGAGAAGACCTTCTGAAAAAAGACCTAGAATAAAAAATCCAACAAACATGCTGATAATTCCAGCATTACGATTGTGCTTTCTTATTGCATCATCAATCATCTCCTGCACTTGTTCTTTAGTTGTCCAATCAGGTGGTTCAACCTCCTTACCCCATTTTTCAAACATCATCAAGTTCCTCTTCCATTTTGCTAAGTGCTGTTGCTCTTTCTACCCAAGTAACTCCACCTTCAAATCCCTTTAATGGATTGATACATTGGTGATCACCCAACTTATTACATACCAATCCTGCTAAATCCAGTTCGTTTCCCTTCTTACCAGTTCCTGACCAGTAATGTTCCCCTCCTATCCATGTTGCGCCACACTTGGGGCAAATACTATTATCAGATGACAAAGATGATAGATCATCGGTCATTCTTCTTGTACTCCTTTGATAGTTGTTCTCTAGTGATGAGAAGTTGCTTCTTTAATCTTTTCTTCATCAAATGCATTCTTATTCTAATAATAGAATACCTGAACTGAAGATCCAGATAAGCAATTAGCCTCATAGTAGAATCATAACCACCTATGATGATTAAGACAACAAATGTCAGGACTAGCAGATAAAAGACAGTCAAAAACGTTATGCGGTTATAGGCTTATATAGACATATAATATTTTCTTAATTATGTAACAATACTATACAAAAAACGGAGAGAGTGGGATTCGAACCCACGGAGGTACTACCCTCGCTGGTTTTCAAGACCAGTGCCATAAACCACTCGACCATCTCTCCCTGAAGGAACATCGTTCCAATGTCTTATTGCGTTGGCAACAATAGCCACGTTAGTAACCAGATAAGAAAGAAGTATAACAGTGCGTATGACAGCCACTGCATTTGCCTCTCTGTCATTTTTACCTTCCTTTGCTCCTAGTGCTTTTGCCCAGAGTCTCCACATCAACGAATCTCAAAATCTAGTTTACGAACTTTACGTTTTCTTCTCTGTTCTTGCCATTGAACATCCTCAGAAGAAAGAACATTTTTCTTTTGTTCTTTCTTACTAGAGTTTAACATTACAACTTTAGACAAGTCAACAGCAGTAACACTATCATCCCTAACGGTCATCATATTAGGACAACCGCATACTTGAGTTTTTGTATTACTAGTTATTTCTTTATTGCAATCTTTGCATCTTACTACTAGCATCACTTAAGATAATATTCATCATCTTATTTATACTGATTCTCTTAATCCTAAATCCCTAATACACATCTCTAAAAACTCTCTCTTGTCTTCATGTTGAGAAATTACATGGTTATACAAATACATATCATCACCTAATACATGAGGAGTGTAATTTCTCCAATAAGATTCATTATCTTTTTTCTTATCCTCAATATAATTTTGAGCTCTTTTTATATCTGGATCAGATACATGAACTCTTTCACCTTTCGTTATTCTAAGTCGAATGTTATTTTTTAAGAAAAATAAGTTAATAAGTTCTTCTGTAGGAATTTCATAATCAATAGGAATCCATGTTATTGAATATGGATTCAGTGTAGGTGGAAGTAACGATGTTACTGGAATACTATGTTGATCTTCAGAACTTGTCAGAACGAAATTTAATAATGCTGGATTACGTTCAAGTTCTTTTACAATCCAATCTCCTACAAAGGGACCGTGTGTAACATAAGGAGGACGTTCTTTTTCACTAAAAGCATCTATCCAAGAAATTTCTCCACTTAATCTAGTAAATTGTTCAACTATTCCTTTTGTATGCCTTGAATGAGGATTTCTTATAGTTGAGAAAAACTTAAAGCATTCAGTCTTTTCCATTCTAAAATGAGATCTTTGTGCTTTCTCATTGGGTTCCGTATATCTAATCGGATCTTTCTCTACTAATTGCCACAAAGGTTTCTTAATCCATCCGTGCTTATTAAAAAATTCTGTGAAGGTGCATAATCCATTTTTAGGGATTGCAAGAAAAACCCACTTAAACTCTTCACCTTCATACTTTAAAGGTCCCGTAGATTCTGGTTGAATATATGCTTGAATGTGTTCATCAAAAAATTGTTTATGTCTTTTCATGTTAGTAAATCAAAATGCTTGATGACGGGATCGAACCGCCGACCGCCTCGGTGTAAACGAGATGCTCTACCGCTGAGCTAATCAAGCGAGGCATTACACTTATCCGTATGCTATGTAGGCGCTACACCTAACATACTGACAGTTTGTAATGGAGTAGAGAGTAACCAACTCTCATCACAGTGTGGTTAGCACCGTCGCGGGCGGACTCATCCCCCGTCCCACTCCCCCGGCAGGATTCGAACC